AAAAATAACAAAAAAAAAATGTAAAAAATAATAAGTTAAAAGGGGGGGAGAGGGGTCGGGGTTTGACGCCCACAGCGGATCGGAATAAAAAAAAATCGAAAACAACGACCGACTACAGAGAAACGGCGACAGGATCGGAAACGCATATGAAGGTTCAGGGAGTGGGTATTAATAATGGGGTTGGCGCTGGGCAGGACACGCCCCTTATACAAACTCAAAATTTTCTCAATACCTATTACAACGCTGAGGGGGTATACGACCCTAAAATTATTACGAAGGCGGCTCTTACGAAGTACTTCAATGGGGATAACTATGTGACCATTGATGATTCCTCTAAGCTATTAGCATTATCCACCTCCATCTCACCATATACCAAAAATAATACACCAGAGCATATAAAAACTATTATCCTTGATATTATCAAGGATAATATCAAAGCAAAAGCATCCGCAAAAGCAGCAAAAACAGCAGAAACAGCTAAAGAATACAAATTTAAAAAAGCACAAGAAACGGCGAAAAAATGGTACCCGGGGGCGGGGAGCGTGGGCAACGGCAGATTTCTGCCGGGTCCCCGCACATCCCCCCCATACCCAAATACTGATGATGAATATGATCAATTTATGAAGGATAGTGTTTTAACGGGATGGGTTTATTAGGCTATAAAAAATAATATTTATGTATTAAATTATTGTATTTAAAATTGATTTTATTTTTGTAAATAAATAAAATGACTACAACACATACAATTTGTGGTAATTGTGATTTTATTTATGATTTTATTCCTATGAATGAAAGGGAAACAACGCGTTGTTGGAGTGGTTGCGGTGTATATATGGATGATGCGTATGATGAAGAATGTTATTATTTGGATGGTGGTGGAGAACATTTTTGTGAATTTTGTTATGAAAATGAAGAATCTGAAAAAAAAAATATAAATGAATGTAAAAGAACAATGAATAAGGATAATATGATTCATGGTGCTTGATTTTCCTGTAAATTATTATATAAACAAAAAAAAATCGATAATTCGCTGATTATATAATGTGGTTGTAAGAAAAATATATGTTTTTTTTATAATCCGTTATATATTTAATTAAATAATAGAAAAAGGATTAGGGAATGATTTTACGAATCCGAATGATAAAAATTTGAATAGGGAGGATGTGGTGTCTTGTTTATATTTAAGATATAGTTGTTTTTGTAAAGTGGTGGAATTATCAAAATAAATAATGATTTTAGAATTAAGAAATCCAGGTTTAGATATAATAGATACATTTTTTAAATAAGGATTAAATAATGAATCAACAATTGTTAAATCAGAATTTAATAATGATGAATGTGAGATGTCGAGTTCATAAACGAAATTGGTATAAAAATTGATAGAGTTAAGTAATGAATCATTTATTTTGAATGTATTATTATTTTTATTATATGTAATAGTATATTTAATAACATTATTGAAGATTTGACTATCGATATACCATTTATTATTTGATATATTGATAATTTTGATTGAACTATATAATAAATCGATATTACTAATAGAAAATTGATTTGAATTATCGGAAGTATGAACTAAATCGGATGTAATTAATTCGGAGGATGAAATTTTATTTGAGCCTAATAATATATCACCTGGACTAGTTTTAATAGTAAAAGTAGAGATGTTATCATTAATGGTAAAATTATAAAATGCGCCGTGATCGATAGGTGAAGATATGGGTGGTAATATGAGTGATATATTTTTGGATAATTTATTTGATTGGATTAATGTAGCATAAGTTTGTGTGTCGATAGTATGAGGGAATGTGAGAGAGGTAAAGATGTCGGTTTGATTATTTAATGAATCAACAATAGTGATATTATTTGAATCAATAAATGAAATTTTGAATTTAGAATAAATATAGTTTTGATTAAGATTGGGTGGATTTTCGAATTGAATTAAATCATTAATAGAAAATGTATGATTTGTTATGGAAATAATATTTTGTGATATGATTTGTGATATTAAGAAATGTGTTTTGGGGGATCTTAAATGAAAATATGAGTTAGTTAATTTGGAGGATGTTTTTAAAATATTAGTGATATTATTTAATGAATTAATATAATTAGAATGTGTTTTTAATCTAAATGTATTTCTGGTGGTTTCGATGACTTTAAAAATAATGTGTTCTTGATTAATAGAATCATTGATTAATGGTGTATTATTTTTTTTAATATTTTGTAATGTGATTAAATCATTTATTTTTAAATTATGATTAAAGGAGGTAAAAATATGGTTATTGTGATTTGTGATTTGTGATATATTTTTTTTATAAATAGGTGTATTAATATTTCCGATAAAAAATATGGAATTGGAATTATTGGTGGATATGTAATAATTTTGATTGGAATCAGTATTTATTGTATTATTTAAGTAAATAATATTAGTATAATCATTAAATTTAAAGTTATCAATATTGGTAATATTAGTGACTGTCAAATTAGAAAATGTATATACCATTAATATATAAATATATTTATTATATTTATTTTTAAATTGTAAAATAAATTGTGTTAAATAAAATAATAATATTTATATATATATAGTATGACTGGTAGTTTATTATATTTAGTAGCAAATAAAGGGGAAGAAGATGTACATTTAACCGGAAATCCCGAAATGAGTTATTTTAAAAATGTTCATAGAAGCTATAGTAATTTTTCAAAAGAAACAATAAAGTTATATTTTTCTGAATCTGAAATAAAAATGGGTCATACACATTATTGTTCTATACAAAGGAAGGGTTCATTATTATCAAGTTTATATTTATATGTAGAACTACCAACATTAATAAGTGTTGATAATAATGAGAGTTGGAAGGGTTATATAAATGGAGTAGGGTATAGTATAATAAAGAGTGCTACATTAAAGATAGGTGGTATGGAAATAGATAAGGTTGATTCTCAATATTTGGATATATATAATGAATTATATGATCCAAATACGGATTCTTTAGTAGGTAAGTTTAATAGTGATATAACTTTACAAGAGAATTCATCGAAACAAAATTTATATATACCATTACCGTTTTGGTTTACGAAAGATCCGGGATTGGCATTGCCTTTAGAAGCATTAAAGTTTCATGAGATTGAGGTGATTATAGAATTTAGAAAACTAAGTGAAATAGTAAAATCGAATATAATAAATTTAAATTTATCAAATACTACAATAAAGTCTCATGAGATTGAGGTGATTATAGAATTTAGAAAACTAAGTGAAATAGTAAAATCGAATATAATAAATTTAAATTTATCAAATACTACAATAAAGTCTCATTTAATAGGAAATTTTATTCATTTGGATTCGGATGAAAAAAAGAGTTTTATTAAAAGTGAACATAACTATTTAATAGAACAGACTCAAATATTAGCAGAATCAGATGTTAATACAAATACATCAAATGTAAGAGTTCCTTTAGAGTTTAAACATCCAGTAAAAGATATTTTATGGGTGATATGTGATGATTTAAATCATGTTGAAAATATAAAAACGGGTAATAATTGGTTATCTTATACATCAATTTCGAGTAATTATGGTGATACATTTTCAACAGCTAAAATAACATTAGATGGAAATGATTTAATTGAATATATGAATGCGGATTATTATAGAAATGTGATTCCCTATGAGAGTTATGGTATAATACCTAGGAAATATGTGTATGCTTATTCATTTAGTTTAAATCCAGAAGATCATACACAACCATCTGGATCTTGTAATTTTTCAAATTTTACTCGAGGTCATTTAGATATTTTATTTAATAATACATTTAGTGTAGGAGGTTCTCCAAAAGGGAAAATAAAGGTATATGCGAGGAGTTATAATGTATTTAGAATAAAAAATGGAATGGGTGGATTAGTTTTTGCGATGTAATTTTACATTTAAAAAAAAGTTTATATAATATTATATAATATTATATAATATAATGCCTTCAGGTTTAATAAAACTTAGATATAAAGGAAAAGAAGAAAACATATTTTATAATAATCCAAAAATAAATTATTATGGAAAAATATTTAAAAGACATGTGAATTATGCGAAAAAAATTGAAGAAACAGAGTTTTTTAATTTTTCAAATTCTCAAAAACATTTTCATGATACAAATGTATCATTATCGGAATTGAATGTTCATTTTATTAAAAATATGTATTTAAATATAGATCTATTAGAATATACAAATACTTTTGATTTAACTAAATTATTTGAAAAAATAGAATTAAAATGTGGTGATTATATAATCAATACTTTAACTCCAGAAATAATAAATATTCAATCAAATATATATTATGATTCATCACATTATAATTTAATAAAAAAACTGTATACTAGTAATCATAGAAATAAGTATTTTATTCCTTTATATTTTCCAGCATTAATGAAAAATTATATACCAATATATTTACTTTATAAAGAAGAAGTTTATTTAAGATTTTATTTTAAGAATAATTATAATATTACAAAGATATGTTTAATTTCAGAAGGTATTATTATAGATGATATAAGAATATTTGATTCAACAAATTATATGTGGTTTAGTGAAGATATAAATTTTATAGAAAATAAAGAATTATTAACTTATAAAGATGAAGTAAAATTCCAAAAAATAGAATTAAAAAATCATTTTAATAAAATCACCAAATCATTACTTTTCACAGTAAATGGAGGTTCAATTGATAAAGTGATATTAAGATGTGATAATAATGTATTTAATTTAAATAGTAAACTATTACAATATATAAATTTATATCAAACAAATTTAAATTATAATGATTTTAATTCATTAGATTATGGATTATATTTAATACCATTTTCATTATTTAAAGGAATAATATCTGGATTTGTGAATTTAAATCAAATGAGAAATTGTTCTATAGAATTATGTCCTAAAAAACTAAATACAGTTATTTATTTTTATAAAATTTTAAAGTTTAAAGAACAAAGTTTTGATTTTTATATAGATACATCATTAAAAACTATTGGTAAAAATTCTCCTAGAATTTTTTTATTTTATAATATACTATATTATTTAAATAATATTAATACAAATATTAATATAACTCCTGATTTACAAACTAAAATAACATATCCAGGATTTAATACAGAAGATAAAACATTAATAATAGTTGATTCAGAAATCACTAAATTATACTATTATGATTTAGATACACAAGATGTAACACCAGGTGTTTTAGAAATATCTGATATGAATCTAGAAAATTCAGGGAAGGCCTATATAAATATTTATAATTTAAATTATGATTTATATAATATTAATAATGGACAATTATTTCCTCTTAATATTGAATTATAAATGCTTAAATAAATATTATTATATTTAATAATATATAAATGACGGGTAGTTTATTACAATTAAAATATATAGGTGATGAATCAAAAATATTTATAGGAAATCCACAAATCTATTTTTTTAAATCAGTATTCAAATCATATGCCAATTTTGGAACAGAAAATATTGATATACCTTTTATGAAAACTCCTAAACTGGATGACTTTACACAGGTAAAAATACCAATTAATGGTGATTTAATAAATCAAATTTATCTAAAAATAAATTTAAATGTAACTGTTACTAACTATAATTTAAAATTAATAAGTGATTATACATTACCTACACATAATTTTTGGTTAACAAATCAAGAATGGTTATCATCATCAAATAGTGGAATTAATTATGAATATGATGTAAAACTTGATAATTTTATTACATCATTATTTAATTATAAATATACAATTGATGAATCATTTTTTAGTAATATTGATAAAGATAGTTTTACTATTTCTGAACTAAACAATAATGAAAATATAATTATAAATTTATTTAATAAAATAAATAATGAAATTAATTTAACACGTGTAACAAGTAATAAATTATATGTTATATTCACTAATAAAAACTCACAAAAATATACATCCGAGTTATATATAAAATATATAAATGAAGATTTTACAAAGTTTATTAAGGAAATAAGTTTTGAAATTGATGAATACGTAATTGAAAAACATTCTACAAAATGGTTATTAGCATATAATCATTATTTTAATAAATCAGAAAGTAATAATAAAATAATTAATAAACTCACTAAAATTACTCCAGATTTATTTAATAAAGATATTCAACTTTATATTCCTTTACGATTTTATTTTACAAAAGAATCACAATCTTCATTTCCTATTAGTGCTTTATATCATAGTAATGTTTTTATAAAATTATATACAAATCAAAAACATAATATTTTTGATGTAACTTCTAATATTATAACTAATATTTCTTTTAATTCATGTTATTTAGCAACAAACTTTATTTATCTTGATTTAGAAGAAAAAAAATCATTATTAAAAAATAAACAAAATTTACTTATAGAACAAGTTCAAGAACAAACTGATTTTGTTGAAACAAATAAATCAAATGTTTATATTGAATTAGCTTTTACATATTTATGTAAATATCTAATTTGGAATATACCTTATCAATATATACTCAATTCCGCTAAAATCACTTTTAATAATAATGATTTATTTTCAGAACTTGATGGTGAATATTTTAATTTAATTCAGCCTATGCAATATAATTTAGGTAATAGTGATTCTTATTCTAGATTAGAATATAATAAAAATACGAATGGAACATATTATATGTATAGTTTTTGTTTACATCCTAATGAAAATCAACCTTCTGGTATATGTAACATGTCACGCATTGATAATAAATTTTTATATTATAATATACAACATATTAAACCACATACACCAAATACTAATATATTATTTACTACATTTGCTGTTAATTATAATTTTCTTATAATTAATAAAGGTAAATGTAAATTAGTTTTTTAATTATTATAATTAATAAAGGTAATGTAAATTAGTTTTTTTATTATTATAATTAATAAAAGCGTAATGTAAATTAGTTTTTTTATTATTGTTTTTTTCTAATATATATATTATAATGGGTGGTGGTTTAATTCAACTAGTCGCTTTAGGAGCCCAAGATGTATATTTAACAGGAAATCCACAAATAACATTTTTTATAACTATTTATAAAAAACATACAAACTTTGCTAAAGAATGTATAGA